GGCATGGACCATGGTTCAGAAGTCGATCGCCAATACCTGGTTCCACCATCAGACGCCCATGAACCGGGAGAAGGCGGATTACGAGTTCCGACTCACCAATGATGAACGCGCCATGTTCCTGGATGTCTTCGCGACCCTGACAACCAGTGACATCGCGGTGCTCCGGAATGCCGGGGCCAGTCTGATGCAACACATCACAGCACCGGAGGTCGAGTCCTATCTGGCGAGGCAGATTGCGGAGGAGGGGGTTCACAGCATCACCTACCAGCACGTGATCGAGGTACTGGCGTTGGATCAGGAGGGGTTGTACTCCCGCTACCAGACGGTTCCAGAGATTCGGGCCAAGTTTGATATGGCCAACCAGTACTCAGAGCGCATCAGTAGCTTTCTTAGCATTGGGGAATTCCTTTCCGGGTTGATCTTCTACTATGGGATCTTTGAAGGGGTTTGGTTCTACAACGGGTTCAGCCCGATCTTCAGTCTTCAAAGGAAGAATCTGATGGTCGGTACCGGAACTCAACTTCAATACATCATGCGGGACGAAGCCATGCACGTGGCCTTTGGCCTCAAGCTGATAAACGGCATCATGGAAGAAGAGGGGGTTCGACTCTCTGAAGACGTGGTTCACCGAATCTTCCGAGAAGCTCTGGGTCTTGAGGCGGAGTATGCCTATCGAACGATCCCCGGCATTCTGGGGTACAACCCCAAACTGCACATTGAACAGGCCAAGTTCCTGACCAATCGTCGTCTCTCACAACTCGGATATGGCCCCTTATATGAGGCCGAGAACGTGTTGCCCTGGTTGGATGAGCAAGTCCAGGTGAAGAAGGAGAAGAACTTTTTTGAGACACATGTCACCGAATATCAGTCTGCCGCCAGTCTGGATGGTACGTGGTGAACTAAACGGAAAGTCCATGTAACATAACGAGGTGAACCGTAAAAAAATACACCTCGTTGTCGATAATTCGAAGAGGACGTTCCTTTGGGAATGTCCTCTCTGCTTTATGACGGGAACCTTAAGTGTAGTCTCCCCGGAGACTCCCAGTGAGGCTCTGCCTCGTTTATTCCCCTACCATAGTCAGAAACGTCCGGAGTGTTCCGGCGAGATCGGCCTAATCACTTTTGATTAGGTGATCCTGCTTCTTTGACCTCAAGTTTGCGCCTCTTATAATTGGCCTTCGATCCTTTTAAAAGATCGATCACCATCTTAAGGAGTGTTGCATGTTTTATTTCGACGATACCTCTGTTGAGGATTTCTGTGGCTCAGAAAACCCTAAGCACTTGCTTGGAGGCAAGGGCGCTGGACTCGCGCAGATGAAAAGCCTTGATGTTCCAGTACCGGCTTTCATCGTCATTCCAACCAGCGTCTGCCTTGAGTATCTCAAGAAGCCAAAGTCGACGATGGTCAAGATTGCCAAGGCTCTTCCCAAAGTGAAGAAGCATTTCGTAAAGCAGTTTGGCTATCTCCCTCTGGTGAGCATCCGCTCTGGGGCAAGAGTCTCGATGCCGGGGATGATGGATACCATTCTGAACGTGGGCCTTGATGCGTCGACCTACGGCGATTGGGCTGTTCGTCTCGGTGAAGATTGCGCCAAGGATTCCTACTTCCGCCTCATTGAGATGTTTGGCAACGTCGTCAACGAGATTCCTCGGGAGCACCTGTCTCTTGCTGTGGATGGGGGCTATCCTTTGGAGTTTTATGAGGAGCAGGTAGGCTCCCCATTCCCCTCCGCTGACGACCAGTGGCTTCAGGCGATTGAGGCCGTCTTTCTTTCGTGGAATAACGACCGCGCCAAGACTTACCGTCAGTTGAACGGGATTCCAGAGAACTGGGGAACTGCCGTCGTCATCCAAGCCATGGTCTTCGGCAATCTGAACGATAACTCCTGTACGGGCGTTCTGTTCACTCGCAATCCCAGTACAGGATGCAACAAGATTACTGGCGAGTTCCTGATCAATGCTCAAGGGGAAGATGTGGTGGCCGGCATTCGGACTCCTCAGCCCTTGGACGAGATGGCGCAGTGGAACTCCCATTTGCAGTCGGCACTCTTCGCCTGTGTCCTCAATCTTGAGAATGAATTCCGCGATATGCAGGATTGTGAATTCACGGTTCAGGACGGGAAACTCTTTATCCTTCAGACACGGACGGGTAAGCGCACCGCCAAGGCCGCTGTTCGAATCGCCATGGACATGTTGGACTCTGGCCATATCTCAGAATCCGAGGCGCTGAAGCGCGTGACCTTGAAGCAATGGCACACAGCGGTTAAGCCGGTGATCGATCCTACGTTTAACCAACCCGCCCATGGCAAGGGGATCCCGGCCTCGAATGGCATTGCCTCGGGTGTCGCCGTTTTCTCAGCGCAGAAGGCGGTTGAAAGCAAGGAGCCTTGCATCCTCATCTCCGTTGAGACTACCCCGGATGATATCGCCGGAATGAATGCCGCCAAGGGGATTCTGACCATGATCGGCGGTGCCACTTCCCACGCCGCCGTGGTGGCTCGGGGCATGGATCGGCCCTGTGTCGTGGGCTGTATGGACCTCAAGAAGGATAGCAACGGGCATTTCTTCTTGAACGGTAAGCCTCTGCTTGAAGGGGGGGTGGTTACGATTGATGGCGGTACCGGATCCATTTGGGTAGATACGAAAGTCCCCGTGATCAGCGCCGAGTCAGACCCTTACATCCATAAGTTCCTTTCCTTGATCCATAGCCAGTCCGACGCCCATCCGATTCTCAGTTTGGGGGATGGGATACCAGAGGGGCCTTGCTGGTATCAAGTCCAATCCTCAGAAGAGATTCAGCAGATTGGTTCGGCTTTACAGGGGTACCTCGATATTCGTCCGCAGATCACCAAAATGCCCGCGATGTTCCGGGAAATTCTGGAAGTCGGGTGCTCTGATCTCGATTCGACCGAGGAACTTTTGGGGAAGGCCGTCACAGACCTAGCCACAGAGATTGAACTTAAGTTCAAAGTCGTGACCAGTAACCCCAAGGTGGCCCTTCAGCTTCAAACGGCGGGAGTTGGGACGGTACCTATCGTGACCGAATGGGAGCATCTTCTGGATGTTCAAGAAGACGCTGTCATTGATTTGATCGATCCCGGTCATCCGCGTGTAGCACAGATCATGGATCTTCGTGCCAAGGCAAATCTCCCGCTCAAGACCCTCTCAGTGGGGAGTCACGCGCAAACTTCAGAAAGCCAACACTTCCTGTCCGAATCACAGCAGATTCGGAGGGTTTTAGGAGGTAACTAACAGAAGAGACTTTGGGCAGAATGTTATGATGCGCTCACAATTTATCTAAGGAGTGATGGTCGGATGAACATACCCTGCCCAAAGTGTTCGAGCACGGTGACAAGATTAGAGGAAGAAGGGACGAGCCTATTTTTGAGATGCCGGTGCGGCTTCAATAAATGTATGGCCTCAACACTAAGTAGTGGGTTTTCGATTGAACATATTCATATTGATGGAGAGGTAAAGCTACCTAAAAAAGATTCGAAATTGGCCCAGTGTCTTGGGGCCTTGGCCTCACTCAAAGAAGCCTCGACACAAGAAGTTGCTAAAGAACTGACCAAGAGAGGAGAGTCTTGGTGCAGTGATGAGGTGGCTTCGTTTTTAACTATTCTTAAGCATCGTGGTTTAGTCGTTATTGTAGTGCCGGGGAAAGGAGTTCTCGGTGGAAGTCGGTGGTCTTTGACCGCGACAGCCAGGAGGCTTTTGAAGCTATGACCGGAGGAGATAAATATGAGTTTGGCCATTGGTGTAACCGAGGGTGCTGTTATCGAGATAGATAACCACCCTCTTACCGTTATAAAGTCAGACGAAACTAAAATTGAAGTGGAGTTTCTCGGCCAAAATTACACTCTTTCAGAGTTTGAGTCCGTTGAACTATATCCGTCTGTGTATGTTTGTATGGGTAAGCCGGCTATCCACCTTTTGAATGTAAAGGAGGAAGCTAAGGCCTGGGATCTTCTCCCGAGAATTCTGTTCGAAGCGCCAAGAAGCGTTTCGATTCAACGCCGAAGGAAGCAGTATGGCAGTAACAAACCACGTCCCCGGTAAGCGGGGTTTCGGGGTTGACTCCGTCTTGTTGTGGCATGTCAAACAGAACCACGGTATTGAAGGCAAGGAGTTTATTGACTACGTCCGAAGATCTGTCAAAGCCTCCCATACCAAGGGAAACCGGCGATTCCATGATTGGTTTTTTGTACTCAACGAAAAACAGACCGTCGTGGCCTATTGCTACGGGGAACAGGGGGAGGTCATAACCGCGAGATCGATTAGACTCGCAAAACAGGGCCTGACCGATGATCCCCCACCGCCCTTGATTCCGAAGCCTAAAACGCCTCTCAAGTTGCCTGAAGCCCCCTCAAAGGGGGCTACTCATTTCCAGAATAAACCTCACACCTATTATCACTGCGAGGTTTGTCAGGATACGGGTAAGGTGAAGGTATATGACGAATGCCCTTACTGTGAAGGGTCCGGGTGTGAACATTGCGGTAATCAAGGTGAAATACCCACCAAAATCCCATGCCAAAGTTGTTCAACGGATCCAAAAGGTGGGTTACGAAAGAGGCAAAGAAATTGACCTCCTAGTGGACTCCATTTAATATAAACCCTCTAATAACAACACCTTACTAGAGGGTTATATGAAGGAGTGTAAATTTGTAATCGGTAAATCTTCCCGCGTCATTCAGGGGGGACCTTATCGACATCGTCCAAAAACTCATTTCGGCGTCAAGATGGCAGTAGAAATTGATTTGCCGTATGACGTATCCGTACCTACTCGCGACTTTTCGACCCCAGACCCATATCTGATGGAACGGGGTATTCAATCGGTACTCAAGCCTTTGGCATTGGGGGAGCCTATTTACGCCGGTTGCATGGGCGGGATCGGACGTACCGGATTATTTTTTGCTTGTTTGGCGAAAGCCCTTGGTGAAGAGAACCCCGTTCGTTATGTCCGTCAGCATTACATAGGGCATGCGGTTGAGACCGCTGAACAAGAGGAATATGTCAGATTATTTCGGGTCAACCGGCTACAGGAAATCCTCCCGAAATACCGACGTGCCGCGAGAATTATGGATCTGTTGCCTTATTCATGGGTAAAACGATTGACCGTCCGTCTGCTCGGACTATGATCTGACTATGCCCCCACCACGGGCGACCCTAAGGAGTGTGAAACCATGTTGCATCTTGACCCGGATACGTTGGCCTATTTCAAGGCCTCGCCATTCCTCAATCCCGTCGACTTCTCCACAACACCCGTCCCGGTATTGGCGAAGAAGTGCCAGCAGACGGTCCTTCAGTCCTCCCATATCGAACCTGAGACCGAGGCCCTGAGGTTCTACCTCTATAACCACGCGTTCTCCCTGCTGTCCAGCCGGTTCGGTCCTGACGAACCTCTGGGCGATTATTTGCCGGTAGCCCTCCTGTATGCCGAGGCTTCCGGGGCGATTTTCAAGCGCCTCATGTACTACATGACGTTGATTGTGACGCGTGAATCTCGCCACCTTCATACGTCGGTCAGTTTCCACAAGGAACTGGGGGCGAAGTACGGGGAAGAGTTTCTTCGCTTCCATCTGGAAATCAAGAACGCCGGTTCTTCCGGGGCCGTTGAGCGGTTTTACGTCAATCCCCCGGAGATGACCTTTGGTCGCTACGTCACCGGTCTGACGGATCTGTTCAATAACGGCAACTTCAGTGGCGGTTATGGCGGTAAAGCGTGGGGCGGGATCGCGAATACTCTCCGTGCCATGGTCGTCGGTGAGACGTCACCCGAAATTATGGTCGATACCGCTTGGACGCTCTGCCATAACAATGGACCGATCTTCAACAAGGGGATGCTGTTTCAAACCTACTCGTCGGAAATCAAGCGCATTCTGGATGTGCAACGGGCCGGCATGATCCCTCAGTACTTCAATGAGGGCCTTACTCACTTCACCAAGAAGGTCGATGGGTTCGAAATGCTTCGGACTCTCTTCCCCAACGAGATGTCGGGGTACATCAACTGGTTCCAGGTCGAGGCTCTGGGTTCAATGCAGAAGTATCCCAGTGAAAAAGCCCTTCAGATCTCCAAGTATGGGGAGCCCGTGAAGGAGCCTGAATCTCCTTTCGGTAAGAAAGTCTGGGTGTCTGAGAAAGATTACGTTGAAACGATGGAGAGGGCGGCATGAGACAGTACAAGGATATCGTAGGCGGGGCTTCGACCTACAAGAGATGTTTTGAATCCCATCCCGCATTACCTATCGGGAAGTTCTCGATCTTTGGCGGGAGCTGTATTCACCCTGTCATAAAGGATGCCGACATTTATGTTGGATTTGATCGCGGAATGTCTCTGGGGGAGAAGGCTTACCCTTGGGTAGACGGGCATAGCTTCCTTTTTCACATCCTCGACGGAGGGGTGCCCACTGACCTTCAGCAAAGCCTCCAGTTGGTGGACTGGTTAGCGTTGAACTTAAGTTCAAAAAAGAAAATCCACCTCGGCTGTATCGGGGGTCACGGTCGGACGGGGCTCATTCTTTCGGCCCTCGTCAAGACGATCACCGGGGAAATGGATGCGGTTGAGTATGTCCGTAAGCACTACTGCAAAAAGGCCGTGGAATCTTCGGCTCAGATTGACTGGTTACACAAGCACTTTGGGATTGCCAAGGCCAAGCCCTCCAAGGATCACCTGTATACCTCAGGGAAAGTGATTTCCATCTCTACCGGGGGTTGGCAGGGTGCTGAGGGGAAGTCCAGCTTCGACTCGGTGAAGAAATCGACCCCCTCCAGTGGGTCTGCCAGAGTCCTGGAGCCTTTGGTCAAGGACGGGTGCCTCTGGGGGGCGAATGCCTTTTGACCGGATGTCCCGCTTCGATATTCTGACCTCTCAAGAACAAGAAATTCACCCTTAAGGAGTGTTCGCAATGGCTATCAAATTCAAGTCGTCCTTGGGCGTAGAGGATCTTCTCTCCCATTTAAAACTCGACTACACGCAAGAGTACTTCACCCATCATGGCTACGAGGTTGATCTGGGTATCTCTGAGATCCGACTGTGTAAAGCGGAAGACGGGACCATTCTGGCCACGATCAAACCCGGTGGGCTGATCTCAAAAATCAAGTCATCAGACTCAAATTCCACTCTCTGGGTCAGAGCCCGTAGCTTGATCTCAGGCGTCATGATCGAGTTGATGAAAAACGGAAAACAGCCGATTGGACTGTGTGATCAAGACTGGTTTGAGAAGACCAATCCGCTAACGGATCTTCTCAAAGTCTCAACGCTCGGTAACCATGGGATAGGCACTTTAACCCCTAATGGTGAGATGACCCCCGGTATCACTCCAATCGACACCCAATTCACCATCCCCTTCGGTACCAGCGTTATCACTCCCGGTGAACTGGCTCCCGTTCCTGTTATTAACAACTCCTCAGTGCCGGCTTTCCAGAAGGAAGAGCCTCCGGTGGCCACGAAAAACGAGATCGTGAACGGTAGCCGGTGTGCTTTGCGCGATGCCACCAAACTCTATCAGCCGGTCAAGGGGACTTCGACCGGGGCTCGATATTACGTCGTTGGCATTTCAAAAGAGGGGGTCAAGATCGCCGTCAAGAAACCGGACAGCGCCATCTCGGTTCGCGTCGAGGCAGAAAAGCCCATCCCCCCGAAAGTTCTGGAGACTTTCGGCACTTTTGGGATTTCCAATAAGGATGGCTATCTCAGTGGGCACTTTACGTTGAATCATTGCACCCCGAACCGGTTTATCGGGGCTTTATTGGCCGATCTTGGTCTGGAATGGAAAACTCCACTACCCAACCTTCAACAGTTGGAGGTGGCTCCATGAGCATGAGTGCCGTACCCCATATCGAAAAGATGGAAGTTGGGGAGATTGTGAAGATGGCCGGCGTGTTTCTGGGGGTCTCAAAGGATGAGCCCGTCATCAGCGTTCTGGTAGAGAAGGGTGAAGGTGAGGCGGTGTTCGAACTGTCTTATTTTGGTATCCCTCTGGGCACCTTGTTTGCCGTTCGGAACGGCCAATCTTGGTCTTGGGAGTACTGAGATGAAAGTCTCCAAAAAAAGTGAAATGGAACTCTCGTTTCCTCTGGTGGATATCTTGGGCGTACCGATCTCCTTGGAGGGGGATCGCCTGTTCGGAACCCTCAAAAAGAAACTCCGTCTCGGGTATGGAGCCAGTCTGCCTCTTGAGGGGGCTGTCGAAGGTGTGGCCGATAAGCCGCGTCAGCGATCCACCGTGACAGGGCAGGTGATTGATCGGCTGAATCTGGTACTACGTCATGATGGAGCCTCAGCCTCCGAATCTCTGTGGCTTTACAGCAGTTCCCTGGTTCCCAGTCTGAAGACCAACGATTTGAACCATGAAGATGAGTGGTTCGATAAGAAGCTCGCCGGTATGGACGGGCTCGTCAAATTCAAACGTACCCCCCAAAGCAAGAAGTGGGTGCGCGTCTAAAACCCTTAAGGAGTGTTGCCAGATATGGCCCTAATTCTTTGGTATACCGATCAGAGCAAAGTCGTCAAAGACCTTGCTCGTTCGATCTTGATGGACCCTAAACTCCATCTTCATTTTCATGAGTCGTACAAGTTTCCCGAGGTCATGTCGAATGATCTCGTAGTTGTTTTGGGTGAGAAGCTGAAGCCGATTCTGGAGGTTCCCAAGTACATTAAGAAAAACCGCACGATCTCGTCGATGCGGGAGCAGATCTTGTCGTGTGAACCCTTACCCAAGTTCATGATCACGTATCACCCCTCGATCCGGGAAGTGGACTACGCCAAGGGGGTGGAGGTGGAATGTGATCTGCAACTCGCCAAACGCTTCGTCATGAATGGCAGTCTGGAACCTACGCTCGGGCAGTACCACTACGCGGAGGATCTTCAAACCTTTCGTGCGGAAGTCGAGGCCCTTTATGAGAAAACCGGAAAACCCGTTCCTGTTTCGGTGGATCTGGAAACTCTGGGGACGGACGCCTTTAACCCGGATGCCTATATTCTGAATATCTCCCTCAGCCACACCGAAAAGACCGCCACGGCTTTGGATTTCTCTCCACTGAACCAACCTAAGCCCGAACCCAAATCGAGCGCAGAAGGTCTTCTCTGGTGGGACATCCATTGGTTGCTGAATACGGATCGAGTCTCCATTCGAGGAGCGAATCTGAAATTCGATCTGGTCTGGATAGCCCAAAAGTGGGGGATGGAATGTACGAACTTTAAGTTCGACACGCTTCTGGTCGGGTCATTACTGGATGAGAACCGTTCCAATAGTTTGAAGGTTCACGCCAAGGTTTACACCGATATGGGCAGTTATTCCGATGCGTTCGATCAGAAGTACGACAAGGGCAGGATGGATCTCATCCCCAAGGATGAAAGACTCTTGTATGCGGCGAGTGATGCCGATGCCACGATTCGAGTCGCGAAGATTGAGGCCACTCAGCTTCAGCAAAACAAGATGCTGACCCGGTTCTACGTCAAGGTTCTGCATCCTGCCGCCCGAGCCTTTGAAAAGGTGGAGCGATGCGGGGTTCACGTGGATCAACTCGCCTTGCTCAAGCTACAGGCCGAGATTGAAAATTCACTCGAGTTTCACGAGAAGCAAGCCTTGTCTCATGTGCCCCGAAGACTCTTGGCGAAGTGGGGCGATGCCGCTTCATTGACCAAGGCCAAGTTTCTGGCGGACTACATGTTCACTCCTTCGGGGTTGAATCTGACTCCAAAGATGTTTACGGCAAAGACTCAGGCTCCTTCGACTGCGATGGATCATTTTGAGATGTTCGGGAGTGATGAGCGATCCCGTCCCTTTGTTGAACACCTCAAGGCCTATAACTCGGCGGCGAAGACTCTCAGCACCTTTGTTTCCGGGTTTCTGAAGGATCTTCGCAGTGATGGGCGGTTCCACCCTACTTACTTCCTCGCCAATCAAGGGGATGTGGGGGGGACGAATACAGGCCGGCTGTCCGCTAAGGGCCCCGCATTCCAGACGTTGCCGAAACACACCGTTTGGGCGAAGAAACTTCGCAAATGTTATGTCGCTCCCCCAGGGTATGTGATCCTCGGACCTGACTATTCTCAGGGGGAATTGAAGATTGCGGCTTGTCTGGCTGATGAACCGACCATGATTCAGGCCTACCGGGAGGGCATCGATCTTCACGCTCTATCGTCTTCTCGCATTGCCGGGTACGAGTGGGATGACTTTGTTCAGTTGAAGAAGACCGACAAGGAGAAGTACGACGCTATCCGCCAGTTGGGTAAGGCCGTGAACTTCGGATTGATCTACGGAATGAGTGCTCGAGGTTTCAAGGCCTATGCAGAAACCTCCTACGGGGTCACCATGACCGACGAAGAGGCTGAGACGGCCCGAAGCACGTTCTTTGAAACCTATCGAAAATTGCCGGAGTGGCATAGGCTTTGTAAGAACCATGCGCGGACCCATAAGCAGATTCATTCTCCCTTGGGTCGAGTCCGCCATCTGCCTCTGATTGACTCCCCGATTCGGGAAGTTGCGGCGAAAGCAGAACGCCAGTGCGTGAACGCTCCGGTCCAATCGACCCTTTCAGACATGTCCCTGTGGGCCACGGCTCTGATGGATCAGAAGTACGGCATGAGTACTGAAGGATTTTGTGTCATCGGGATGGTGCATGACCAGTTGCTGGCCTACGCTCCTGAGGATGAGGCCGAATTATGGGCCGAGCGGATGAAGTACGAGATGGAAAATCTTCCCTTCAAGGAACTGGATTGGGAGCCACCCCTTCAGTTCACCGTGGATATGTCGATCGGATACAACCTTGCTGAACTCAAGGATTGGGCGAAACCGGGGGACTGGACTCCCTGATATTTGATCTTAAGTTCAATTCCGGGGGCGGGTGCTACACTGCCCCCTACATTTAAGGAGTGTTTTATGGCCGAAGAATTTCAGCCCCCGAAGACGAACGCCTATGTAGTCGAGCGGTCCTTAAAGGCCGACAGCGAACAGGTGGTGTCGTCCGTCCCGCTTCAAGTGGAAGACGTGTATGTCGACATGTACTACACGGCCTCCAATACCTCAGGTCGTTTGATCATGCCCCCCTTCAACCCCATCACCCTCAAGAATATGGTGATGCGGAACAATGTTTTGCTCCAGTGCGTAGAAGCGATGGAGGTGAATGTTGCCGGTACCGGGTGGGAGATTCGACCGATCCCCGGTAAGAGTACCGAGGATAAGGCTGAACTTCAGATGCTGAAGGACTTCTTTGGCGAACCTTACCCCGGCATGTCCTGGACCACGTTGCGTCGTCAGGTTCGCATCGACCTTGAGTCGACTGGCAATGCCTATGTGGAAGTGCTTCGGACAGCCGATAACCAGATTGCCTTTTTACGCTACCTCGATGCGTCCCTCATGCGGATGGTGCGACTGGATGCTCCGGTGCCCGTGCAGAAGACCGTGATTCGGGGTGGGAAAGAAGTCACCCTGACGCTGAATGTGCGTGAACGCAAGTTTGCCCAAATGGTGGGGATGAAACTCCAGTACTACCGCGAGTATGGCTGTAGTCGCATGGTCAATCGCAAGACCGGCGAGTGGGTCAAGAAAGGGGAGAAGCTGAAAGCCGATGAAGTCAGCACGGAAGTTATCCACCTGACGGTTAAGAAAGATGCTCAGACCCCTTATGGACTTCCCCGGTGGATCAATAACACGCCCTCGGTCCTGGGGAGTCGCAAGGCCGAAGAATTCAACCTCGGCTACTTCGATGCGGGTGGTTTGCCTCCGGCAGTGGTCTTCCTGAAGGGTGGGGCGATGGCGGCGGATGTCGCGGATACGCTTCGTGGCTACCTGTCCGGCAAGATCTCCGACAAGCAACGTGCAGTCATCATCGAAACCTACTCCAACGCGGGAAGTCTGGATTCGAATACTCGCGTCGATGTCTCAGTAGAGCGGTTCGGTTGGGAGTCCACGCAGGACGCCATGTTCCAGAACTACGATAAGGCCGCTGAAGAACACGTTCGTACCTCTTTCCGATTGCCTCCTCTCTTTATTGGCAAGAGCCAAGACCTTAACTTCGCGAGTGCCTATGCCAGTTACCTGGTCGCGGAAGCCCAGATCTTTGGTCCCGAGCGGGTGGAAGAGGACGAAGTGTTTAACCAACTCCTTCGCAAAGAGTTCAAGGTCAAAAACTACGAACTTCATTCTCTGCCGTTGAACGTCAAAGACGTGGCGATTCAGTTGAAGGCCATCGATCTGATTCGGGATCGCGTCAAACCGGACAACATGGTGAAGACTGTCAATGATGTCGTCGGGTTGAATCTGGAGTTCGACGAGGAGACATACGACTTCAACAAGACGGTCGTCAACAAACGTCGTGCCGCGAATTATTCCGACAGTGCCACCGACTACGACGCGGCGGTCAGTTCCTCCGCCAAAGAGGATGTTTCATGAGACCGGGTTGGGATGAATACTTCCTCAACCTAGCCGTTGAGGTCTCTTCCCGAGGAACCTGCCCCCGCCGAAAAGTGGGGGCTGTTCTTGTCAGCAAGGCCAATCGCATTCTGGCTACCGGGTACAACGGCAATGCCCCGGATGAAGAGCACTGTATCGATGTGCCTTGCGAGTATGCTTCGGCTCCCCGAGGCTCAGGGCTCAACAAGTGCCCTGCGGTCCATGCCGAAGTGAATGCGATTGCCTTCTGCCAAGATATTTCGAAGGTTCATACGGCCTATTTGACGGACTCCCCCTGCGTGGATTGCATCAAGCTACTTCTGCTGTCGGGGTGCCAGAGGATCGTATTCCTTCGCGCTTACCCCCACTCCGAATCCGAAACCCGTTGGAAAAAAGCGGGGAGGGAGTGGGTTCATCTTTCACTTAAGGAGTGCGTATGAAGACTGAGATGCCGTTCACCCTGATTGGACTGGTGGGCAAGAAAAGAGTGGGGAAAGATACGGCGGCAGACATCCTGCTTCAGGAGCTAGGCCCAATAGCCACCAAGGTCGCTTTTGCAGACCCTCTGAAAGATGCCGTCGCCGCCTTGTTCGGCTACACCGCGTGGTATGACATGGAGCGGGAACTTGGGAAGGAGGATCCCATCCCTTGGTTAGGGGGCATCACTCTGCGACGAATCTATCAAACCCTCGGGACGGAATGGGCAAGGAAGATGGTGCATCCGGAGATCTGGGTCAAACTCATGGATCGTCGAATCTTCAAACTTCAGGAGCAGGGCTATCGCGTGGTCGTGATCACCGACATCCGATTCGACAATGAGGCCGAGTATCTCCGGTCCAAGTTTGGAAGTTTGATCCATATCGAACGACCGGAACCCAAGGAGATGAAGCCCTGGTGGACGCGTTACCGCATGCACCTGAGTGAGCGGGGATTGACGCCCTTGCCGGGGGAACTGGTGATTCGAAACGACAACGGGTTGGAGTCCTACCGGGTAAAAGTTTTGAGCAATTTGAGCAGGGTACTATCCCGGACGTAGCCTCGGCTACGCTCCTTTGGTTGATTGAATGACTTTAGCCGGGGGGCGACCCCCGGCATTTTTTTAAGGAGTGAAAAGTCATGAATCAACTGCTGATGTGGGCGGCAAGTCTACTGATCTCGCAACTCACCGAGAAGGCGCTCAACCCGTCAGACATTACCCGGATCAAAAATTTCATCGTCGATCTGGAAACTCGCGCCATCAACAAGGCCATCAAACATGAACAGGCCGCTCTGTTGATTCGAGAGATTACTGCGGACCTGTCGGATCACATGGTGGACTGGGTGATTCGAACGATCCGTTGGACGCTCCGGAAAACAGGGGGTCTCTAATGGCACTGAAAATTTCACGTCTCTCAACCACCTCCGGCACGAATTACATCAGTGCGGTTCTGGCGATCCTCACATTTTCCGAGGCGTTCCCCCCCGACACCAAAAAGTGGTTCACCCCCCTGTGCATGGGGATTTTGGCGGTGATCTTCTATCTGATTCGCGGGTACACCCCACCCCCGGAGGAGCCTCCGATTGAAGGAGAGTCGACGGTCGAGCCGGATGAAACGAAGAGTCTGCCGGACGTACTGGATGAGGGGCGTAAGTAATGCTGACCTCAAAAGACTGTTTGGCACGTTTCGGGGATCCAAAGGCGAATGAATCCAAGTTCATGACGGTTCTGGATGTTCCGACCGAGCTTGAGTTGGGTTTCATCCCCAAGAAGATTTACTGCAATAAGGCCATGACGAACCCTCTCTTACAGGCCTTCAGGAATCTGATCTCGACGGGGCACTACCACGAACTCAAGACCTGGGACGGTTGTTTCAATATCCGGAAGAAGAGGGGGGGTACTTCGCCAAGCCTTCACTCTTGGGGTTTGGCGATCGACGTCAACGCGGCGTGGAATGGGTTTGGCAAGACACCGACCTTGACTCCCGGTTTTGTGAAGTGTTTCACCGACGCCGGGTTCGATTGGGGTGGCCTGTGGAAAGCCCCGTACACGGATGGTATGCACTTTCAGTTGGCTCGACTCCCATGATCCGCCTGATCCCTTTTCTGCTGTTGGTTGGGTGTGTTCAGGCTCCGATTGCTCCCAACCTCAAGTTACCGGAGTTGGCACAGGAATGTCCCCGTGCCAACCTCCCTCCCGTCCCGCTCAAGATGAAGTTGATCATCGACGGGGACATGGTATCTGCCGATGCCGAGGGAGAACGCTTGTTGCGATCCTATGTTTTTGCGCGACAACGCTTACGGGGTGTGCCCTCAACTGCTCTCCCGCCGGAACCGTGAGATACCACGCACGACCTGATGAACCTTATGTTCTGCAATTCGGGATTTCCTGCGATACCCAGTGATCTTAAGTTCAAATCCCCGATGCTTTGAGCCCCTCTGACGAATGATGGCCCACAAGCGGCTTCAGATCGTCCAGAAAGTTTTTAAATCCCCACCTCTGCCCGGAATACACCCTTTCTCCCCCGAATGACTTTGGAGGAATCTCCGGCCCTTAAGATAGGCGCTCCTAAGGAGTGTTTCTTGTATGCGAGTAACCAAGGCTGACGGTAAGAAACAGATCGTGATGGCCGAAGTGTACGTCCCTGGCGTACCTGACACCGACGAAGAGTTCATGACGTCTGAAACCATTGAAAAGATGGCGTACGACTTCATGCGAAACCTGCGGCTCGACCAAGTCGACAAAAATCACGACAACGAAATCGTGGATGGCTGTTGTGTCGTCGAATCTTTCATCGCCCGAAAAGGGGATCCGGACTTTATCGAAGGGGCCTGGGTAGTTGCAATGCACGTACCCGATAAGGAGACATGGGATCAGATTGAAAAGCAGGAGCTCAATGGTTTCAGTCTTGAGGCCCTGGTCCGTAAACGCAAGACCACCCTAACGATGGAAATACCCCCGGTATTGTCTGGAAAGACGGATACCTCCGAAGACCATACCCACGAGTTCTTCGTTTCTTATGACGAGGAGGGAAATTTTTTAGGAGGTAAAACCAGCGTTAGTATGGGGCACAGCCACATTATTAAGCGTGGGACCATCACTGAAGAGTCCGACGGCCACGCCCACCGATTCTCGTACGTGGAGTTGCTGAATGACTAGGAAGACCGTCACCGTCGAGGCGACTGAACTTCTCACCCCTGACGTGAAGTACATCTCTTTGGTCAAGAGAGGTGCCAACCGAATCCCCTTTCGTATTACCAAGTCGGAGAACGATTCAATGATTAACTTGGATTTGTCGCGCATCTTCAAGCGTGAAAAGCCGCCGACCGTCCTTGCGGTGGTCGTCAACAAAGCCGAGGTGTCTGAAGAGACCACCTCGATCATCAAGGAAGCCGGGTTTTCGGTTGAAGATGTCATCGTCCAGGACGGTTGCACGATCTTCAAACAGCACGCTACGGTGGACGGGGCAATTGCCCTGAAGATGGACGAGAACGTCGCTCTTCTGGTCGATGCCGACTCTTGGACCGTTCCGGTGACCAAGGCTGAAGAGTCATGGGCGAATGAGTTCTATGAAGCCATGCAGTGTGACGGTTATTGGGCCACCTACAGTGGTGCCACCAGTTACCTGACTTGGACCCTGAGCAAAGCCCTGTATGCTGCCAAGTCGGCTGAGGAAGCTCGCAGTTCTGCCGCTGAAGTCATTGGCGCATACAGCGACTATGTCCTTGGCATGGTGGGCGCTATTCCTGCCTCGGCCTTCGCCATGGGTGAAGCGGTGGCGAAGAGCCTTTCAGAGCCGGGTGAAGGTGAAACCACTGAACCCCCGACTTCAGAAACCGAAGTAGCCGAGAAGTCCGATGGAGTTCCGGGCGATGAGGGTGAAGGTGAGGCAACTGAGACCGATCCCGCAGAGGAAGTCAGCAAGAATGACGATCCTGCCGGTGATGGGACTGGTGTTGAGGATCCCGAAGCTGAAGTACCTTCTGAAGTTGAAGCCTCGGCGGATGAAGCCGGTATGGCCTCCGTAAGCAAGGCTCTGGCGGAAATGACTCAGATGATTCAAGACCTTCCGTCCCAGTTGGCGGAGATGAGTGAAGTCATCAAGTCGATCCAGAAAGAGAACCTTGCTCTGAAGGACAAGATTGAATCCGTGGAGGTGATTGCAAAATCAGCAACTAGCGTCGTCTTAGGAAGTGAATCCCCGGACGATACTATGACCTTGGAAACGTCGGCCAAAACGGATTCTTTCGAAGTGATCGATACGGCGTTCCAGCCGAACATTCGAAAGTCAGCACGTACGATGACAGCGAATTCCCGGCAACACCGGTCGTTATCCCTCTAAGTTTCCGTATCCTAGAGATTGATTAAGGAGTGAACGTAAATGTCTAGCAACGAAAATCTGATCAAAAAGGCCGACATTGCTCTGGCTGATTTGTCCAGCAACGGTGGTCTCCTGCTTCCTGAGCAGAACCAACAGTTCATCCGAGTATTGATGGAATCCCCCACCATCTTTAACTCGATCCGCATGGTCACCATGAATTCGCCACAGCGCAAGATCAACAAGATCGGCTTTGGTAGCCGTATCCTGCACGCGGCGGGTGATGCTTCGACCGATATCAACGGCAACGGTAGCCGTGCCCTGAGTGCTTCTCAGCGTGCCAAGCCTGATCTGTCTCAGGTCACTCTCAGCACCAAGGAAGTCATCGCGGAAATCCATATTCCGTACGAAGTCTTCGAAGACAACATCGAAGGTGGCAACATCAACGTGGCCATGGGCAAGACCCCTGGTGGTCTTCAGGACACCATTGTCACCATGATCGCTGAACGCGCCGCTCTCGACTTTGAAGAACTGTGCATCGACGGTGATAGCACCTCTTCTGACTCTTTCCTCGCCCTCCACGATGGTTTCCTCAAGCAGGCCAACTCACACATCGTCGACGCGAACGGCAAGACGGTCAGCAAGGATCTCTTCAAGGCCGGCGTCAACGCGATGCCGCCGAAGTACCTGCGTAACCGCAGTGCACTGAAGCACTTCATCTCCATCGACAACGAAAACGAGTACCGCGATACCCTCGCGAACCGTCAGACCGCTCTGGGTGACGCGTCCGTACAGGGCAACAACTCGGTCTACAGCTTCGGTTCCGAAGTCGTCGGTGTACCGCTGATGCCGGGTGACCGTGGTCTGTTCACCAACCCGCTCAACCTGATCTTCGGTATCCAGCGTCAGATCACCATCGAGTACGACAAGGACATCCGTAGCCGCATGTTCATCATCGTCCTCACCGCTCGTATGGCCCTCGCCATCGAACAGGATGACGCGGTGGTTACCTACCGGAACATCCTGGGTAGCTAAGACCCCCGTTCTGGGATTCGTTAGAGCCTCTCTGTTCCTCTAGCAGGGGGGCTTTAACCTAAATGGAGTATCGAATGATCGCAGTAAAACTGACCCGGTGTGAAAGCTACACCCTGGTGCCCAACCAGTTTGTTCAGGGCAAGATCTACCATGTCTCGGATGAGATTGGTAAGGATCTGCTCGGCAAGCTCGATGAATATGGCATCAACTACTTCGAGGCCGTGGAATTGAACTCAAGTTCAAATGCTGAAGGGGAAGCCCCCGAAGGCGAAGCGCCTGCGGAATCTGGCGAAGGCGCTGAGGGTGAAACCTCGGCTGACGCTTCGGAAGACGCATCCACGGGTAAGAAGAAGGCTGGTCCGAAAGTCACCATCTAATCAAACCCACTTTTCGTAAGGAGTGAATCATGTTGGAAAACATTAGCGCCCAGTTCGGACAGGGGGGTACCGGCATTCCTCAGCTAGGAGCAATCCTTCGGGAATTGCAGGGCCTTACCTTCAATCTGCTCGCAGGCGCATCCGCTAACACCAAGGTCAATGTCGCTGACATTCGTCTTGGAGACACCGTGGCTTTCGCCCTCAACAACAACGCAGGTGCGCTGACCGACATTACGAGTTCCATCTCGATTGTCGATACGCATGCGTCAGGCACGATCACTGTCGGCACGCTCCAAAATGGGGATGTGTGCGTAGTGGATGGCCGCACCTACACGGCTCGAGTGGCTCCGTCCGCTTCGGGCGAGTTCAAGATCGGTGCTACAGCGGCTGAATCTGCGCTGAACCTGTCTTCAGCGATTGCTCTACTGGAACGCAAGGATGTCCTCGGTCAAGCTGTGCCGAAGCTCCAGGTTTCCGTGGCCAGCAATGTCGTAACCCTCCGCGCTCAAGCGGATGGCGTGGCAGGCAACAGCATCGTACTGACCGGCTCAACCCGCCTTCAGGTCACCGGTTCCGGTACGCTGACGGGTGGTTCTGATACGGGTGGCGTCAAGTCTTCCGGTGCGACGAACCAGATCGTTCTTATCTGGTACAAGAAAGCTCGTTGATCCATGACTAAGCTAGTCACGATCGATGACGTGCTGAAAGACTTCAGCTATGAGGCGACCGACGAAATCAAAAAGTTGATCGCTTCATATCTGGATATGGTGACCGAGGAGCTCTCTGTTCTCCTCGGAACGCCATTGGCGCGAAGCGATTACACCGACTATTTCTGGTACGACGAAAGGTCGAGAGCCAACGCGCTCCCCTATACCCAATTTAATCTGAAGGCGGGCTTCGTGTCAGGCCCGGTTCAGGTCGACTACGCCCCCATGCTGGATCAGTTTGATCCGGATGTGGCGAGGGTCAAAGGTCAGCCGGTTCCAGTGAGCCCGAATGACCTCCTTGTGAATGCTGAAAATGGGACCGTCCGTTGTATGGATGAATCCCTTCAGACCAATTCCTTCTACCGAATCCGCTACACCGCAGGGTTTACCGCCACAAAGTATGTCGTCAACGGCATAACGAACAGCTATCTCTACGAGGGAACGCCGGAGTGGCTTCGCCAGGGGGGCAAGGTTCTGACTTCCCAGTTGTTGAGGGACCACTTTGCCCCCAACACGCGATCCAAGCAGGTGGATAAGCGACTCAATGACATCCTTCAGTTGAAGGCTCGCCGTTTCGGCCCTTCCTGCCGTCCGCTCTGACATGCTGGTCAAAATCACGGTGTCCGGGTTGAGGGAGCTCGCACAGAAGACCGAGCCCTTTCGGAGTCCCACGTTTGCCCATGGCGCTGTCCAAGAGGGGATTGGCATTGTGTCCCGTGGAATCAAGGAACGCTTTGATGCGGAAGTGGACCCAAACTATCGCCCATGGGCTGCTTTGAAGGAGTCTACGGTCAAACGCAAAGGGGGCCGAGGCAAGATCCTGGTCAAAAGCGGGGGCCTGAGAAACTCGATTCGCGTGATGGGTATCAATGCCATGGCCAGTAAAGTGGTCGCCAAGGACATCCCCGGAAAATTCCATCAGGAAGGCACTCCCAAAATGGTGTCCCGTCCTTTCATGGGTATCTCGGATAAAGACAATCGGAATGTGGAGAGCATGCTGAGAAGGCGGCTTCGGCTTCTGGGTTAGGAACTGGACCCCCATGCTATTCTGAGATCAGTTAAGGAGTGTCCCGGTGATCAACGAGATTGAAGACTCAATTGTGAAGCGGCTTCGGGCCAAAATCCCGCCGCCCATTCGCGTTGAGGCTTTCCCGGATTCACCGTCGGGTTACCAGTTTCTGACCCCGCATGGTTCGGTGTTCGTCCGTTTCGAGGGGGAGGATCTCGTGGGAATCTCCCAATCCATGGGGATTATCAAGCAGGATTCGACCATGACGTTTGTCATTACGGTCCTGCATCGAAATCTTCGGGTACAAGGGGGGATTTACCAGTATCTCGACCAGGTGAAGACCGCCTTGCGGGGGTTTCGTCCTATACCGGGGAGTTCCAAGATCTGGATCAACAAGTCCGGGTTTGTCGGGGAAGAGCAGGGGACTTGGCACTACGAAATCTGGGCCAGTCTGTTGATGCCACAGGTGGAGAAGCCCGACCCAGAGCCCAACCTACCGGTGGCCCACCACCTGAGCTTTGATGGGAATTTCGGCGTACTGAGTATTGCCGAAAATGAGGCCGAAGACCCCAGTCAGGAGACGGTGACCTTCAGCTACAGTCCAGAGAATGTTTCCCGGACTGAACCGATGCCGCCCCATGACGAAGGCGACGACTAAGGAGTGACCATGAAGACGTTCAACTACCAAGGCCCTTTGACTTCCGTAACGCTGGCAGACCAGACCTCGGTGATTTTGTTTCCCGGTTCTACGGTTTCTCTGCCTGAGGACAACGAATTCGTGGTGACGCTGATGGCCCTTGACCGACTTCAGTCGGTTAAACCGGCAGAAGAACCCGCCCCGACCGTGAAAGCACCCAAAAGCGACGGTTGATTTTTGACGACCTTGTAATTCATTTAAGGAGTGACTCATGCCTGCAAATTTCCTCCACGGGGTGGAAACCATCGAACTCAAGATCGGCCCTCGCCCCATCAAGGGAGTGAAGACGGCTGTGATCGGGTTGGTGGGTACAGCCCCCCTCTATGACGTAGCCGCCGACTATCAAACCCCGAATCAGGCCACCCTGGTTCTGAGTGACACGCAGGCGAAGGAGTACTTCGGTACCCAACGTGCTGGTTTCACTTTGCCTGCTTCTCTTGCGGCAGGATTCAAACAGGGGAATGGTCCGATCTACATCGCCATCAATGTTCTGGATCCTGCGGTACACGTGACTTCGGTCACGAACGAAGCCCAGACCTTCGACTCCAAGGGCGTGCTCTCTCTGGCACATCCCCAGGTCAATCAAGTGGTCGTGAAGAACAGTGCCGGGACGACGACCTATGTTGCGGGTACGGACTACACCTTGGCTCAGGGTGATGGCGTGATTACGCGAATTGAAGGGGGTGCCATCACTGCCGGCGCTTCAGTCAAGATCAGCTACCAGTACCTCGACCCCTCCAAAGTGACCAATTCCGACCTGATCGGTGCCGTCAACCTTGCAGGGAATCGGACTGGCCTTCAACTGTTCCTCGAGTCCTATCAGCAGTTCGGTTTCTACCCGAAGATCCTGATCGTTCCGGGATACAGTTCCAACCAAGCCATTGCCACGGAAATGGTCTCTCTGGCCACGCGGATTCGTGCGGTCGCTCCGATTGATGCCCCTGCGGGTACCACGCCTCAGCAGGCGATCACCGGTCGGGGTCCGGAAGGGAGTATCAACTTCAACACCGCTTCCGAGCGTGCGGTTCTGTGCTACCCCCACGTCAAGCGTTGGGATACCGATCTCAATGCAGAAGTCGTGGCCCCCTACAGTGCGTTCTACGCCGGGGTTCTGGCCCGCAACGACATCGAGAATGGCTACTGGTGGAGCCCCTCCAATCAGGAGATTCTCGGTATCACTGGCGTTGAGCGGAATATCACCGCGATGATTAACGATCCCACCTCTGAAGCTAATCTGCTGAATGAGTCGGGTATCACGACCATCTTCAACAGCTTCGGTTCAGGCTTCCGAGTTTGGGGTAACCGTTCAGCGGCATGGCCGTCTGAGACCGATCCCAAGAACTTCGTGAATATCCGCCGCGTGGCCGATGTGATTCATGAATCCATCGAGTATTCGATGTTGCAGTTCATTGATCAGCCGATCACGAACGCATGGATCGACTCTGTGACCGAAAGCGTCAACAGTTTCATCCGCACCCTGATCGCCCGTGGCGCTCTGGTGGATGGAAGTTGCTGGTACGACCCGAACAACAATCCGGCAACGGAACTGGCGTTGGGGCATGTCACCTTCAACTATGCGTTCATGCCGCCGCCCCCCGCAGAACGAATCACCTTCGAATCGTTCGTTGACATCAACCTGCTGAGTAAGCTGGGTACTTAAGGAGTGACCTGTGTCTAACATCACCATCAATCGCGTAACGAATGCCAACGTCTACATGGATGGCACGTCGTTCCTGGGTCGGGCGGAGTCTATCGATCTGCCCGAGATCAACTACAAGTTCAGCGAGCACAAGGCGCTGGGTATGGTCGGTTCCAGCGAATTCTTCGCGGGCATCGAGAAGATCGAAGGCAGTATCAAGTGGAATTCGTTCTACATTGAAGTCATGCGGAAGATCGCCAACCCGGTGAAAACCATTCAGCTTCAGGCCCGGAGTTCCCTTGAGACCTACAACTCTCAGGGTCGTACGACTGAAGTTCCGGTGGTCACTTTCCTGACCGTCTCCTTCAAGGTGGCACCTTCAGGAAAGTACAAGCAACACGACAATGTGGAGCTTGATTCCAAGTTTGCGGCGTACTACGTCAAGCAGACGGTCGGTGGGGTGGATGTCGTCGAAATCGACGTACTCGCCAACATCGCCAAGGTCAACGGTGTGGATATTCTGGCGCAGTACCGGGCCAACATCGGCGGCTAAACGAAGCTCAGGAAGGAGGGGGCTTCGGCCCCCTTTCTTCGCAGGCGGGATAAAAATTGAACTTAAGATCAAAAAACCAAAGAGTGACTTATGACTACTGAAACCAAGAATTCCACACTGGCACCGGGTGAACATGAATTTACCGTTCCCAGTGGCAAGCTGATCCGCTCCCGCAAGGGCATCGGTCGCGACATGATCAACGCAATGCGAAAGACCAAAGATCACCGCGAAGTGATGTTTGCGTTGGCCGCTGAACTGATCACTGTAGATGGTGCTCCCATCATCTATGAAGACCTCCTTGAGATGGACCTTGCCGATGTCATGACCATCCAGCAGGAGATGGGTGAGGTTTTTATGCCCTCCCAGACCCCCAAGGAATAATCCACCTCAGCCACACCACGGGGTGGAGCTATTCCGAAATCGAGAGGATGGAACTTTCTCTCTTGTCGTTCTGGATCCAGGAAGTGAACCAGTACATCAAGGACACCAATGAGGCTAATGAGGTGGGCTGATGGCAATTGAACAACGTCTGGATGTAATCCTTCAGGCTACCGACAAAATGTCGGGGGTCATCAATTCGGCGGTTTCCAACGCGACTGCCAAGTTTGATGCGATGCAAAATCGTCTCAAGCACATCTCTGCCACCGCCCAGAACGTCAGTATCAGCTCGGCGTTTGCGGCGGCGTCTATCGGGGGTGCCATGGCGCATCCCCTCAAGATGTTCACCGAGTATGACTCCGCACTGGCGGGTCTCAAGACCTCCATGATGAATTTCGAGGGGGTCGTCGATAACGACATGCTGAAGTCGCTCGACAAGTACTCCATTGAACTCGGCAACAAGTTCAAGGGCAACGCGGCGGACATGACCAAAATGTTCTACGAGTTGACCACCAACGGCGTTGAAGCCAAGTACGTTCTTCAGGGTCTGGGTGAAGCCACGGCGCAGTACGCCACCCTGACCGGCCAAAGCTATGAGGAAGTCGGTAAGCGGTTCGGGCGACTCGTTAATGAGATGGGGATTCTCAACGAAAAGCTGTACCCCACGCCCGAAAAGCAGAAAGAAGCGTTCATGACGTTTTCGGATCAGCTTCAGCGTGCCCATTACATGGGGGTAAAGCCGGATGAGTTAATGTACGCCTTTGGTCGCAGTGCCGGGGGTCTGAAACTCATTGCCCAGCAAGGAGTTGATGCCTTCAAGGGGGTCATGCCGTTCTATGCCATGATGATTCGTGGCGGGGCCTCGGGCGAAAAGGCGGGTACCAACGCCGTGGCCATGTACCTCAATATGCTCGACCCCAAGCGGGTGAATGACGCCAATGAGTCTCTGGCGGCATTCGGCAAGAACATCAAACTGGCCTTTGTGGATAGTCACGGCAATCTGGAGCGGGGCGAAGGCTTGATGCGTTCTCTGTTTGCTCAGGCCGAGAAGCTCCAGGGCTTGAGTGACCGACAGAAAGCGATCGTCGGTAAAGACCTCATGGGCGGCGGTTACGATCAGCAGATCTGGAACATGATGGTCAGCGCCGGAACCAAGGGCTATGACGAGTTCAAGGCCCTGATGGAACGGCAGGCCGATATCCAGAAAAGGAATGCCGAGATTCAGCAGACGCTTGCGCTGACGTGGGAAAACACCAAGTCGATTTTCGAAAATGTCGAAATCACCTGGGTGAAGACCTTTGACAAGGATCTCAAGAATTTCATGACAGGGACGCTTCAGCCCTTCCTTGAGCGAGTTCGAATCTGGGTGGAAACCCATCAGGAACTCGCCAAGATGGTGGCTCTGGGGGCTGTGAGTCTGGCTGGTTTTGCCGCTGTGACTGCCGTGGTGGCCGGCTTCGTCTACATCACGTCTTCGGCCATCCGTAACCTGATGGTCTTTGGCGGGCTGGCCATCCGGGTCATGGGCCTCCTCACCGGATTCACCGGAGCCAGTCTGGGTCTGGCCGGGGTAGCCAGCAGTGCCGAGAAGGCCAAGAACATGACCTCCCTGATGTCCTCTACGGTGGCCATGGCCGGAGGTCGGTTGTCGGCATTCCAGAAAATCGTTTCGATCCTCCGAGTGGCCCTCCTGGGTTGGGTCGGTCCTCTGCTGATCGTGGGCAGTCTGGTGTACAAATTCTGGGTGCCGCTTCAGGAATTCTTTGCGGCCCTTGGGAGTGGCTTTAATCGCGCCACGGAAGGTTCCGGGGGCAACCTGCTGACTTTGTTCCAGGGGGTCGCGTCTGGAATTGAATCGGCCTACAACTGGATGACCAAATGGATGGACCTGATCAGCCGAAGGGAAGGGTCTAGCCAAACGGCC